GATCGGGCGGGCTGATCTTGCTCGGCGTGTAGCCGTTGAGTTGATACACCGCATTGTCATCGCCAACCCACACCAGCGCGCGGCTGAAATTGTCCTCGAACCCGGCCACGCAATATGGCCCTGCAATGCCGCGCGGAATAGTGACAGATCGCTGAAACGGGAACGGGATCGCCCCTACATCGGTCCATACTTCTGTGGTGAAACCGCCGAACAGAAACAACACGCCACCGTAGGCAATGGCGCGCGTGAGTGTATCCGGCTTGGCTTCTGCCGTCCCGAATGACAGCACATTCCAAGTCGTTGCATCATTAAGTGCCGACGCAAACGCGCGCCCGTCACCCACCGAACCCACCAAGTAGCCATCTATCGACGTAATAGAATTGAATGCCGGAAGGCCCACCGGCCCGGTATTCGTGACAGATGCCGTCGTGAACGATGCGTAATCGCCATCGGGATCGACAAAGACCTGATCCGGCGTCGGAAACTTATTGTTGCGGGCGAAGAAGCCTTTTTTGGTCCCGGTCAGCGTCCCGACATTGACCGATGGACCGCCAAGGCTGGTGAACTTTTCGAGTTGGTTGTTGAACGCACAGTAGAACGTGCCGTTGATTTCGACCGCGCCACGAAAGCCGCTACGCGCTGTGGTGCCAAAATTTAATAGTCCTGGCGCGCGGCGGCGGATCGCCTTGGTAGGAGCCGTATCGCCCAACGGCTCGACATATCCATTGATGATCCGCCCCGCGCTTTCTTGAAAGTGTGTCCCCGGCGCTGTAGACAGCGGGAACGGGATATCAATCGTGCGCGGCATAGCGATCCTGCAACCATCGTTTGATGATTTCGTCCGTGTCGTCGGGCTTCGGTTCGGCGCGCTTTTTCCGCGCCATGTTCATCCGCTCGATTGCGTCGAGTATGGAATTGCTGCCGAAGCTAGGCGCAATCGAAGCCAGTTGTTCGGGTGTCAAGCCAAGTTGCCCGAGCGGGACATATTGACCGGGCAATCTCTCAGCCATCACCGCCCCGTGGTGTAGTTGAATTGCGCATAGCGACGATTGCCGGCGCGCAATTGAATATCGGTTGTAAGCGTCTTGCGCGTCTTGGCCGGCCGGCCAATGCGGCGCAGCGTTTCCTCTGCCTGATCGGATAACACTTTGAGCGCGGGATCGGCGCCAAGCCCGAATGGCGCCGCCACCGCAAACGCCACATAGTCGCAAAGCGATGGAAAGAAAGCGTCGTCGATATTGCCGCCGGATGGCGGATTAGGCGTCCCTGGATCAGAGATTGAAACAATATCCAGTGCGGCAAGCTCCGCAAATACCGGATCGATAAGGCCATCAACCCGGCTGACCATTTCGTCAGATGGTGCTTGGCCGAACACTAGCACGCCGAGATTATCGAGCACGGCATCGACCAGATTGCGTCGGGTGTTGGCCATCAGTCATCTCCGGGTTGGACTTTAGGCGGCCGGCCGGGACCGCGCTTCACCGGCTCGGCCGCCGTCTCGCGCGGAATTTCCGGGGGGTTCGCGAGGTTTCGCGAGGTTTCGCGAACGGTTTCGCGAGCGTCCAAAATAGCAACCGCTTCATCAACAATTGCTTGCGTGCGAGCCGCTTCCTCGCGCTCATGTGGATGCGTGCCGGGCGGCGGTGTCAGCGAAAGACCGTCAGGCGGCCCTTCGCCGGAAGCGAGGTCATGCAGCGTGGCCTCGCCCGCCTTGTCGTAGCACCACGTTGGATTAATCATCGGCAACACCGTCATATGCCCCGTCCTTGAGCGGCGCCGGAATGACCGTTTCCATTTCGTCCGACCATTTGAACGTGAAGGAAAAGCCATACGTGCCGGGTTCAAGCTGAGGATCGAAGAACACCAGCAAGCTGTCGCCCTCGATCGCGGGCGGGCGCACCGCGTCGGTATACCGACTGTTGCCGGATGTTTCGGCCACGGCATCGGCGCCCTTGCCAATCCCGATATGATCGAGATTGATCCGAACGCCTGATGTGGGCGAAGTGAATGTCATCGGCACGTCAACCGATCTTGAAACCGTGACGGTGCCGGCCGGGATCGGAACAGCCGCCGGAGCTTTTGCCTTGCGTACCTTCTTCGACTTGCGTGCAGCTTTGGCTTTCTTGGCCATGATGGTCTCCTGATTGAAATGAAAAAGAGAGGCGGCCCCGAAGGACCGCCCCAAGGTTTCGTTACAAGCTGCCGCTCAGTCGAGTGGCAAGCCGTGGATCGACCGTCTTGACGCCGTAGAGAATATCAAGACGGAAGTTCGATACGTCGTTGATACCGTCATAGTACGGAATGACACGGACGCTGAGACCCTTGTAGGTTTCGCGCGCCACATCAACCGCACCCGGAGGCTTGACCATCGGCACCACCGCCAGAGCGAATGCATTCTCTTGGAACACAAGATTCTGGAAGTAGCCGGTGACCGTGCTGCCTTGCACGGTAATCACACCACCGGCCGGCAAGTTCGCCGCGCCGCCGACATCAACCGTGGCAAAGGCCGGGATGACGCCAGCAATAGGAGTGTTGAGAATGATTGCCGGCGCAATCGAGATGGTCGCAAGCGTGCCGGCATCCGAGTTGACATCTGCCTGCACCACGAACTGTTGCAGATAGGGCAGCTTGGCCTTCGTGACCGGGTTGACGGCGAACACGCTGGCAATCGTGAACACGTCGCCCTTTTTCAGAATGCCGGTCGTCGATAGCGTCCAACCCGATGTATTCAGCGACTGAATGCCCGGAACGCTTTCCGTATTCAGCACCGCCGTATAGGCGACTTGCTGGTTGGCGCCGGCCACAATCGGGGAACCGGTCCTGATCCCGACCGTGTGCGTCGGGACATTTTGCGCCATGTAGGTAGCGACACCGCCCATGTTGCCGATCTCGCCACGGCGATACGCTTCCGTGCCGATCTGCTGCATGAACAGGTTAGTTTGCGATTGCGCAACGCCCCAATAATCAGTCGGCGAAAACACTGCCGAACGATCATTCTGCGGCACGGCGCCGTTGTCGAGCCGTTCCGGTGCAGGCCGGAAATCAGCGAACGCCTTGATCGACGCCGTTGCGCCAAGCGGCGATTGTGGCGTGACCCAATTGTACACATCCTTATACAAGTTCATCAGGTCTTGATCGACAGCGTTGGCAAGCTGCACCATGGCCGGACGGATGACGCGATCCGCGAGCTGTTCGATCTTCAACGTCAGTTCGGTTGAACTGAATTTGAAATCAACGCCCTTCTGGTTGTTGACCACCATGGTCAACTTGCCTTCGGTCACGTCCTGACCGCCAACCGGTGCAACCACGGCGCCGGTTCGCACGGCGAACTGGTTGGGCTTGCGAATGCTGATGGTGTCGCCGGCTTCGTAGCCGTTGATCTTTTTCGCAAACTCCGGTTCGAAAGCACGCCAGACTTGGCGGGCCATGACCAGTTCGTTATCGAGAATTCGCACCGCCGCTTTCGCAACGATACTAGGATTTAGGACAGTGTTAGCCATTGCCTTGACCTTTCGCGGTCAAGGGCTCCGCAAGCTGACTTGTCAGTCAGCCCTAACGCTTTCCGTATTTGCTTCTGATGTATTGATCCACGCGCGCATCATCGTTTTGAGGCGCAGCGCCGCCAGTAAGCGGTCGGAATGGTGCCGGAGCCCTGGTTTGCGTTCTAGGGTTCGGCAGAGACAGACGGCTTTCGATGGTCCCGATGGCGCGAGCGGCTTGCCGCTCCGTCATGTTGTTGAGATCATCGAGCACGTTGGGATTACGAGCGAAGAAGTAAACCAAGTGCGCGCTGTTATCGCTTTCGAGGATCATTTCCTCTAGCACCGGACTAGCTTTCAACTCTTGACGATTGGCCTCGGCCATCACTGCGTCAAAGTCAGGCGTTCTTGCCTTGAAGTCTTCGATGCGATCTTGATGAGCCTCAGACACATCGCGGAGTTGCGCCGCCCGCATACTCTCTTGGCTTTGAACCTGCCGGCGCACCTCTCGCGTGGTTTGGCGCTTGTCCAGCTCGTAAGCCGTCAAGGCGCGCTCATACGCGAGATAGTCGCCGCGAAATTCTTCTTCCTTCGGTGGCTTGCCGATGATCCGCTCGACGGCGCCGTCAACATCTTCGGGCCTGACACCTGCGGTGCGGGCGCGGAGCTCGTTGTTCTCGGCGCGTAGGCGATCAATCTGCCGCTGATAGCGTTCATGGCGTGGCGTGCCGGCGCGCGGAGGTTTGTCGTCCTCCTTCGGCGGCTGGCCGTCGCCTTCGTCTATCGTGGCATCGGCTTCCCGTTCTGTCTCTGCATCTTCGGCGTCACCCTGCTCCAGTTCGGTTTCGGGTTCGGCCGGTTCGTATTCAGGTTCCGGGGCTGGCGCCGGTTGCGGGGCTGGCACTCTCGGATCGTCTGCTGTGCTCATGGTTTGCTCATAAAAAAGCCGCCCGGTGGGGCGGCTGGTGGAATGGCGGCTACCCCTCACGGGCGGCCGGCCTAACTTTCGCCTTTTAGCTGCACGAAACAGCCAACTGGCGAAAAAGGAGGGACATCATGAAGCTGTTACTGGCGATCGCGCTTGTCGCGCTCGGCACGACTGCGGCATCCGCTCAATTAGTCGATATGCTCGGTAGTTCTGGCGGCGGCATTGGCTCCAATTCCAATAGCCATTCCGTACAGCCTTACATCAGACAAAACGGCACTTATGTCGGCGGCCATCAGGCCACCAATCCCAACAACACCACGCGCGACAACTTCGGCACACGCCCCAACGTGAACCCGCTTAACGGGGCTGTCGGCACACGTCGTTAATTCATTGCAGCGGCGGCGCGCCAAACGATGGCGGCATAGCGCCCGGTGGGGGGCCGTTGGGGCCGGGGGACGGGCTTACTGGACCCCCCATCGGGCTAGGCGGCGGGATAGGATTTCCGCCGCCATTGGGAGCGCCCTGGCCGGTCAGCCCGAGCGCATTTGCCATATCACTCACGATCGAATTGAGTTGCGCCACCGCGTCGGCCAGCGCGTCAACCTTGTCGTTTTCCTGCGCGCCGCCCTTGCCGTGCTTCAATTGCGCAATCGTGCACGCATGTCCGGCCATGGCCGCCTCATGCGAGCGGTTGGCCACCTGTAGATCGGCATCGATCCGCGCCAACTCGGCGTCAATCTTGCGGTTGTCGAGTTCCAGACGTTTCACGTTCAATTCCTGCTCGCCTTGCAGCTTGGTCACTTCCATTTGCTGTTCTGGCGAAGGCGGCGGCTGCGGCATCGGTGGCGGCAGCGGCTCGCCGCTTTCCTGCGCTTCCAACTGTTGAATTGGCTGCGGCAGTAACAATTGAGCTCGCTTGGCGATCTTGTCCGACAGCGGCCAATCCTGCATCCGGGCGAATAGATCGATGTAGAGTTGTGCTACCTGCGGTCCCGCCGCTTGCATGAACGCTTGCATTCCGTCGCGGGCTTCCTCACGCCGGGTTGAATAGGACGGCCCCATCTCGACGGCCACCTCATACGTCCCGACCGTCAAATCATTCATGACCACCGTAGCGATGCCGTCGCCGTTCGGGTCAATGACTTCCTTGTTGATCTCCATCATGTCGATCTTGCCGTCCTCGCCGACAATGCGAATGGTGCGCTTGGTGTCGTAAATGTGCGGGATCAGATCAACCACGATCTCGCCAACCCGCTGCACCATGCGGCCGAAGTTCTCGATATAAACATAGGTGCCGGTATCGCCCTCGCGCTGGCGGGCGGTAATAGCGCGGCCACTGGTTTCATTCGATTTGGCGCCAAGCGCGGCCGGATAAATACCGGTGACGGCACTCATATCCTCAGACGCGACCAGCAGCAATTCCCTGATGCCGGACGATGACAGCGGAGGCGGTTCGCGCGCCGGGGCTGCGCCGCCGTTCTTGTCGTCGGGTTCATATTCAAGATACGGCCAGTTCCGACTGTTGGCCGTTTCCCATTGATCCTGATATTTTTCGAAGTTCTTGCGCGTCCCCTTGTACGGTGCCTTTGGCTGCAATGCGACCACTTCGGCGTCAGCCGAAATGCTGTAATTGTAAAGCCTTTGCGCGTCCTTAAGCGCCCGGATGATGCCGTTGCGGATTATCTCGCGGCCGATCTTGGTTTCCTCGCCCAGCGCCGGGGCGATCGGGATATGGGCACCCGGCCAGATTTCCGGGCCTTCCAGAATGTCGCGCGCCGAGATCACATAGCGTTCGACCTGATAGCTGTCGCGTTCCTCGATCTCGACACGCTGCGGTTGTTGCGGCGGCTGCATGGGGCCGGCCTGCATCGGAGCGCCCAACGTGGAAGGGGCCTGCTGATAGTTCATTCCAAGGCCCGACATGGAAGAAGCCGCCATCTGCTGATCGACATTCGCATTATAGGCGTCAACATCGGCCTGCTTTGCGCCGTCCTTGTCGTCGGTCAGATCGACAATCGCGCCCTCGGGATAGATCGCCAGCCGGCGCTTGATCGGCGTCTTACACCAGTATTCCGTCACTCGCACATGGTCGTCAGTGAACCATGTGTAAAACATTTCCTTGCTTTCGGTGAGCGGATCGGAACTGGCATCAGGATATTTCCTTTCGAATGTCTTGCGCGCCATGTCGATCGGCACAAAGCACCATTCGGCATCGCGCCGGGTCGGATGAATGGCGTCGGGATCCCAGATGACGCTGATGCCATCCTCGACCGCGCCGATGCAGATTTCCTGATCCATCGTGGTGCCGCTGGCCATCTCGGTATTAACCCGGACATGACCGATCCCGGCCCCGACTTGCTGATCGGCGGCAGCAAAGTACGCGCCCTTGGCATCGCTGCGCTGCTCGATGTAGCGAAGCATCCCCGGCAGGATTTTGGTGGCCACGTCCTTGCTGGCCATGTCGTCAACCGGCACCACCTTGATCGCCGGCCGCAGTTGCCGGATATCGCCGGTCACTTGCCGGACGAATTGCGGGCATTTGTTGATGGTCAGGATCGGCCGGCCTTCCTGCTCGCGCTCCTGCTTTGCCCTGGCCTCCCATTGGCCTTCCTCGGCCCGAAAGCGTAAATCCTCATAAGCGAGGTCTTGGTTTTTGCGGTCCTTCTCATAGCCGCTTTCGTATCGCAACAGAGCTTCGGCGTGAACGTCGCTGGATTGATCGGTGGCGGTCTTGCGGGTGCCGGTGCGTAGCTCAGGTTTCTTTTCGATCTCGGCGGCAATGGCGCTGAGAGAAACCGGAGCATCAGCCATTCAGCGATCCAATAAAGCCAAGGTTTTTTCCGCAGTCCGAACACACCGCATCGCAAGCGCCAGTTTCATAATAGTGCTCATGCTTGCAACAGGCCTCATGCCGGCGAACTCGCCAGCCGTGCCAGAGAACAAACGCCAGCAGGAGGAAACCAAACGCGGCTGCGATTATGTCCACCACGTTCACAAAGATCATCATGATCCCTTGTTCCTGCCGTAACGCTTGGCGATGTAGTCGTTCACTTCTTTGGTTTCGCCCAGCTTGCGATTGGCCTTGCCGACGATCTTGTCGTATTCGCCGCGAGACAGATTGCCTTTGTCCAGTTGCTGCTTGGCGCGCGCCTTGGCGTTTGCCGCATGAGATCGATTGGGCATCGGATATTTGCGCTCGCCCGGTTCGCCGAATGACTTGGCCGGCAACTTGTTGCGGCGAGCGGCGGTCAGGTCAGCCATTGGTTCACCACGGCAATCTTACAGCGTTCTGCGCAACGACGAACATGAGCAAAAAGCCACATATCAGACCGGCGACAAACACGGCCACGATTGCGAGGGCTATCATCATGATCCCTTGTGCCCACCGTAGAGTTTTTTAATGGCGCTGTTCACCATTGCATCCGCGCTGCGGCCGGCGCTGTCCCGGTGCGACTTCGGCGTAATCACGCCGGTGCCTTTGTCACTCATGTTGAATTCCGCAGCGACTTTCATGGGCGGGCACTTGGCATAGCCGGCGCCATGAGCGCACGCTGCCATCAGGCGGGCCTGCGCGGGTGATTTGCTAGGCATGGTCTAGTTCTCCGAATTTTTTCAAGGCTTTGATAACACCGTTCCCTGGCTGCCTAAATAATTCATGTAATTGCCGCGCGCGGACATCTTCATCCCGCAATAGTTGAGCACCGAAACATATTTCACGCGCGACATATCGCCGTGTGCGGCCATACGATGCCGCAATCGCATCCACCGACTGACCAGCAAGGAATAATTTTGCCCATGTTTTTTGCCGATCGCCGTATGTTGCTGCGTTTTGATATTTGCGTTTGCTAATGCCGGGATCGGCGTAT